CTGCAATGCAGGAACTGAAAGAATCCTTTTCTCCTGAAAAAGATAAAAGCAAAGAAAGTCTAAATGAGAATCAAAAGGAAGAAGGTACACAAGAACGTGTAACTGAATCCGATTCTTGGATGGATAATCTTCTGTCTAGAGTTTAAATCGCTACTTTAATAAATAAATATAAGTAAATCAATTAAGAGGTTTTACAATGGAACAAATCAACGAAAAGGTCACTCAACTGATCGAATCTGATAAGTTTCCAAAAATTGGAAACGATTACAAGAAGTACGTTACTGAACGTTCACTTCACAATCAGATTGAATACATGAAGAGCATTAACGAAGCATCTGCGGATACTTCTACACAAACTGCTGGTGTAAGCAATTGGGACCCGGTTCTAATTCGCATGGTACGTCGTTCTATGCCACAGCTTATGGCATTTGACCTAGCAGGCGTACAGCCAATGAGTGGACCTACTGGTTCAATCTTCGCTATGCGTTCACGCTACACCAACCAAACTGGTGATGAAGCACTATTTAATGAAGCTAAGTCTGGTTACTCAGGTGCTGGTACTCAAGCTGGTGATACTTCTGGTTTCGCTGCTGATGCATTCGGTACAGGTGATCCAACTACTGGTACTGATTACGGTTCAGGTATGGATCTTTCAACTGCTGAAGGACTTGGTACTGAAAGTGGTACTCCTTGGCAAGAAATGACATTCAGTATTGAACGTACTGATGTTTCTGCTAAGTCACGTAAACTGAAAGCATCGTTCACTCGTGAGCTTCAGCACGATCTTCGTCAGATCCACGGTCTTGACGCAGAATCTGAACTTGCGAACATCCTTTCTACTGAAATCACAGCAGAGCAGGATCGTGAACTTCTACGTACTATTAACGTATCTGCACAGATTGGTGCTCAGGACGCAGCTGTTCCTGCACTGTTCGACCTTGCAGCTGATTCCGATGGTCGTTGGTTGGTTGAGAAGTTCAAGGGACTATTGTTCCAAATCGAACTTGAAGCTAACGAAATTGCTAAGCAGACTCGTCGTGGTAAGGCTAACCGTCTGATCTGTAGTTCTAACGTTGCATCTGCTCTGAACATGGCAGGCGTACTTGACTACAACCCAAGCCTACTTGCTAATCTGAACGTAGATGAAACAAGTACTACATTTGCTGGTGTTCTACTTGGTCGTTACCAGGTACACATCGATCCTTATGCAACTCGTGATTATATCACTGTTGGTTACAAAGGTTCAAATGCTTGGGACGCGGGTGTTTACTGGTGCCCATACGTACCGCTTGAGATGGTTCGTGCAGTTGGTGAGGATTCATTCCAGCCACGTATCGGTTTCCAAACTCGCTACGGTGTACGTGCTAACCCATTCTCTTCTACTCTACCTAACGGTTCTGCTAAGGCAGGAAACGGTCTGGGCCAAGGCGAGAATGAGTACTTCCGCAAGTTCGCGGTAGCAAATCTTAAGGGTTAATTCTTGAGATAATAATAAGAAGAAAAGATTGGGGACTCATTGAGTCCCCTTTTTTTATGGAAAGTTTAAATTATTGGAATGGTTGGTTTCTAACATTTCCAGAGTATTGTATTCAATATTTGGTTTTTATATAGTTTCATCACTTTCCACCCCAACGTTTTGAACGAATAACTGTATATGTATCCCAATCCAATTTAGGATAGCGCATGATAAAGTAGTTCGGTGAATTTGTATTCTTTGTTCCATACAACTCCATACGATTCTCTTCTGCTATATGAATCGCAATAAACTTGTCACCTTGCCAAACAAGAGTTGATTTTTCATCAAGCTTTTCTTCAATTGGCTCGCCTGGCAATTCCATTTTGTTCATTAAAAAGTGACATGAATCAATAGACCTAGTATGTTGATATTTGAATATGATCATTATACTCCTCCACTTGTAAACTTACGCCAGTCCAAAGCAACTCTACAATGAAAGTTTCTAGATTGAATTTCTTTAATGCATCTTTCAAGATAATCAGTAATTGCTTTCTGAGCACTGACAATATCATTTACCAAGACAAGTTTTTCATCAGCTGATAAGTAGCGATCAATATCAGACTTAAGTATCTTTTCATGAATTACTCCATTCTGGCTATAGTACTTATCAGTCTGCTTGCCTTGGTAGTATTTCCAACGCTCAAGCTTAACTTTTTCTTTAAGAGCATAAAGATCTTTCAACTTCAAAGTATGATCTGTAAACACGTCATTGTACTTTGTATGGAGCTTTGGTGTTTTCAATACCTCAGTATCCAATTCAAAGTCATCAATAGACAGATCAGAAGCAGCCATCTTTTTGATTCTTTCGAGCTCTTCGATGATCCCGTCTTTCAACGAAACGAGATCATCTGATACACTTTTACTTAAACCCATAATTACTCTTCAATAGTGAATCTGATTTTTTCTTTGAGATTGTAAGCTTTACCATTATACCAAACTGATTTAGGAAAGCTATCATCGTACATGCCTTCATCAATATCTTTGTTAATCAATCTTACACCATGATCTATCGTATGAACCATGTGTACAACGATGTCTTCAAGATAAGTCTTACCGTCTTTACCGAATTCGTGGGCAGCATTTTCATAAGGAAAGATAATGAATGGTGTAAATCCTACAATAGACTTTTCTTTAGACTGCGGTTGCTCAACAAGTTTACGTTGCTCTTAGATAGGAATTTTCTTCAGGCTACGAAAAACATAACTTCTACGCATTCCATTAGTATCATCAATTTCTACTGCAGCTTCTTGAAAAAATTTGTCAGCAGACATAATAGTACCTTCGCACCCATTAAACTTAGACCATTTAGATTCAATTGTTACACGATCACCACTAGTAAACATTTACAATTCTCCATTCCAATCTTCATTGATTTCCTCGCCGTTGACATCAATAATTTTGAATTGATTATAGCGAAGAGTTACACTCGTAGTCAATACTACAGATTGACCGACAGATGTATATTGTAAACCTTCTAGAGAAAGAGGGAAACAATCTAAGTAAATAAATTTTGTGATTCTTTCTCCATTTGCATTCAATGCCGTAATCTCACAGCTGTTTGTCTGATTTAAATGAGCACCATCATTATTCTTACACTTTAGCATCCACTTGTAAAAGTAAAGCCATTCACGATGATCATCTGATACTAAGAGCTGAATGTTAAGCGGCTCTGTTTCAATCTTATTGGTTGGAAGAAATAAGTCTTTACGACCAGAACCGAATGGTGCTTGGCCGAATGTTAAGTCAGCAACATTAGTTCCTTGAACACTATATGATGTATCTTTACTCTCACCAACTGTCATAATGTAATTAACTGATCTTGCTAAGTCTCTTTGTTCCACAATTTTTCTCCTATTAAATAGAACATATAGAAGAATTTATTAAGAGTCAAACACATGAAAAATTTTAGACAGTTTATCACAGAAGAAATGTCGCAGTTTAGTGGCTTTTTGATTTCACGAGATAATATGCCACAAATCAAAAATGTAAAAGACTATGTGAACTTTATAGAGCGTCAGGGAATCAGAGTTGACTCTGGTAATATGATGGTCTATATGTTTCGTCCTACTCAGATTAACTTTGAGCAAGAAAAAGTCGATCGTATTAAAGCTGATGTTGGCGATGACACTTCTACTATGACACCTATCGTTGTATCAGAAGATGGATTTGTATTAGATGGGCATCATAGATATTTTGCAGCACGACAGATGGATATAAGCATTCCCGTCATTACAGTCAATTTACCTATTAATAAATTACTTAAACTCACAAACGAATATCTTGAGTATAGCGATGGTTGATACCGTTACGATTCAGAAAATAAACGAAGTATGGATGAAAGTTACATGTAACGAACCTTACATGGAGATGGATATCTCTGACCACTTTCAGTTTGAAGTTGCTAATGCTCAGTATGATCCACGAGTTAAGTTTGGACGTTGGGACGGCATAAAGCGTCTATACAATCGCAAGACAAAACGTATGCATTGCGGGCTATTGTTTGAACTTCTTAAACTTGCAGACAAACAAGGATGGAAAACGAACATTGATCCATTGCTTGTTCCAGAACCTGAGCAGATTGAAGATGAAGACTTAGACGAGCTCATCAGGTTTGTCAATCCACACTCTGATGGAAATCCAATTGATCCTTATGACTATCAGCGTGAAGCTGTAAAGTATATGCTGAACATGGATCGCTCTACTGTACTCGCTGCAACATCAGCAGGTAAGTCACTCATTATATATATCGCTATACGCATCTATCAGCTTATGGACGAGATGGAAGGCAAGCGTATATTTATTACCGTCCCATCTAAAGCATTAGTTGAACAGCTTTACAATGACTTTGAAGATTACAGTAATTTTGAAGGGTCAAATTGGAGTCCTAAAAGTTTCGTACAAAAAATCTCTGGTGATTATAGCAAACGAGTTGATATGCCGATTGTGATTACGACATGGCAGTCAATGCAAAAGCTACCTCACTGGATATTCGAAGACATGGGTGCTATTTTTATTGATGAGACTCATACTGCATCTGCATCCGTCTTGACAGGAATTCTTGAGAAAGCGATTAATACAAAACATCGGCACGGACTCACTGGTACACTTGATGAAGTAGAATGTAATCAGCTCGTCATACAGGGTCTATTAGGTCCAGCTAAAAGAATTGTAACAGCACGTGAACTGATTGATCAAGGACGAGCTGCTGAGATTATTGTACGTATGTCGATGATTGATTATCCTGAGTCATTCAAGAAAGAATTGTATGATGTCAAAAAGAACATCAATCCAAAGAAAGGATACACCTACGAAATTGAAACGATAAATGAAAACGAGTACAGACGCAAGTTCATTCTGTCAATGGTCAAGTCTATGCCAGGAAATTCACTTGTACTGTTTGATCGAGTTGATAAGTATGGAGAAGAGCTATACGAAGAATTCAAAAAGTATCATGAGAACACTTTTCTGATCGTAGGTAAAGTCAGTGCTACTGAAAGAGAAAAGATTCGTGTCAGTATGGAAGAATACGAAGATGCAGTTATCTTTGCATCATTTGGTACAATGCAGCAAGGTATATCAATCAAGAAGCTGAAGAATATGTTTATCATATCATCTTCAAAATCGATCGTTCGTATACTTCAGTCAATTGGTCGTATGATGCGAGTTCATAAAGAATATAAAAATGCAATGATCTTTGATATCGTAGACGACTTATCTTATGATGGTAAACCAAACTATTGTCTGAAGCATGCTGAAGAACGAGTTCGTTTCTACAATAATGAGCAGTTTATTGTGAAATTTGATAAGTATGACATACGGAAGTTTATGAACGATCTATCAATAGATGACTTCATATCTTAGAGTTTGTCTCGTGGTGTCTAGCTGAACTTTAATTGATAAGATGATATAACCTACACCTACTAGTTAAAGTTTCTCTCGAAGCTTCTCAGCCTTTGTAGAGGTTATGACACCACAGAGTAAATCACAACGTTCGTTCTCTTCAACTCCTGTATGACCACGAACCCATTCAAACTGAATATTAGAAAAACCATATTTGTAAACAAGCTTATCAAAATATTTCCATAATTCTTTGTTTTTGACATTTTGCCATGCTTTAGCTTTCCAACTAAAGATCCACTCTGAAATACCTTTCGTACAATATTGAGAATCAGATATTACTGTGATATCAGCATTTTTAACAGTATCATTCAATTCTAATAAAAATTCCAATGCCTTAATAATACCAGTCATCTCTGCAACATTAGTAGACAGCTTACCTTCTGTCAATTCAAAATTTTGTTCATGGTAAAATCCAAAATCTGTCTTGATTACAAATGCACAAGCACATTTATTATTATGACGATTATAAGAACCATCTGTCCAAATATTAATTTTCATATTAATACTCAATTAGTTTTAAAAACAAATAGTATTATTACTTTAAAATTATTTAATGTAAATTCAATTTAGTTTAAATAATAGTTCTTAATTAATGATTATTTTTTAAACAAATATGGTATAATTGATATTATTATTTCTAATAGATATAGAGGACTTTATGAAAATAAAAAGTAAGATTAATGATGTTGATGATGTAGAGTTAGAACTGATTAGAGATGGTAAGATGAGAGATTCTACTTCTAGCTATGGATATGTTAATAATAAAGAGCTATATGAAGAATACAAAAAGTATTATGATAGAAAAATGAAAGCTGTTGAGAATGATGAGACTATTCCTCCTTTGACAGAAAAGATCGGTGCAGCTATTATTCAGATTGCTACTCGTCGTTGTAATTCTAGACAATTTGTTGGATATTCAAATAACTGGAAAGAAGAACTTGTTTCTCATGCAATTATGACAGCAGCTATTCGTGGTCATAATTTCAATCCACATAAATCTAACAATCCTTTTGCTTATTTAACTCAAGTCTGTAACAATGCAATTATTGAACAGTTGAAAAAAGAAAAGCGTCAACTGTATGTTAGGTACAAAGGTCTTGAAGAAGCAAACGGTTTTAACGGAGAAGTAGATGAGAATAATCTTAACGAGGCTGATCTTCATAATCATAATAACAATAATAACGGACCTGCAATACAAAGAAGAAAATATATCGCAGATTATGAAAAAACCTTTTTATCAAAGAAGCAAAAAGATGATACAATAGATTCAGGTTTAATGTGTTTCATTGATGGAGAATAGTAATGTCTAAGACATTTAAAGACATATGTGGTTTTAAGAAAGGCGAATCATATTGGGAGAATAGCCAAGGTGGTTGCATTCGATTCACAGTAAAAGATGATGCAGAAATTAATGATACTTCTGCTGGTAATCAAGTATCGTTTATTGGAGTGACTTCTGAAGGTCAAGAAATTGAATATATGGTTACCGAACACTACGAATATTATTGCCCAACAATCTCGGATTACAAGAAATACTATACATGGGAAGAGATTCAAGCAGCCATTGCAAAAGAGAGACAATATGTGTGACAAAATAGGAATCGTTGGAGACATACATATCGGAGCAAGAAGCGGATCAAAAGTATTTCGTCAATTGTTTCGTGAATATTTTCGTGATGTCTTTTTTCCAATTATAAAGACACGAGGAATTAAAAAGATCATTCAGCTGGGTGACTTCTTTGATAACCGTAATAGTGTTACGCTGCATGATATTGATTATGTCATCAATGAATTTATTCCTCAGCTTGAAGACACAGGCGCAATAATGTATGTGCTTGCTGGCAATCATGATGTGGCTCACAAGAATACAAATGCGGTCAACTCTCTATCTATGCTCAGAACGTCAAATAACATTGTCGTTGTCGATAATGAGATCGAGACAGTAGAGACAGAATCAAAAACATTTGTCTTATGTCCTTGGATCAATGATGAGAATCAAAACGATCTACTTTCTGAAGTTGCATCCTTTGCAAATAAGAATCATATACTGTGTGGTCATTTTGAATTCGCTGGTATGAAAATGTACAAGAATTCAAAATTGTCTGATCATGGACTCGATCCAATAAAATTCAAGAAGTTTTATATGGTCATCTCAGGTCATTTCCACCATCCATCAACATACGGCAACGTATCATATATGGGATCAGTGTTTCATCTTAACTGGATGGATGCTAATGATTCTAAGTATGTATATATCTTTGACACGAACACTGATGAATTCGAGCAGATTGAAAATATCTACAATCCGTTTACAGAATTCGAGTATCATGAAGATGATCTATTCAACATGTCTGATACCGATCTTAAAGATTTCTGTCATGAACAGTTCATTCGTATTCATATCAATAAAGAGTATAAGCGAGTCGATCTGAAAGAAGTAATCAGCAGAATTGAAAAACTTAATCCTCTAACTCTCGATGTAATTGATAATACAATAATAGATGTAGATGCTTCGATTGAAGAGCAGGAAAAAGAAGACTCGAAGACAAAAGAATTTGAAGATTATGCTGAGGACTATATCAAAGGTGACAAAAACTTATATGCAATGTTCAAAGATATAGAGCAAGAAGCTAGAGATAAAATGAAGGAAATTGAATAATGCCTAAGTTTACATCTATTAGTTACAAAAATTTAAGTTCTACTGGAAATAATTTTATTAAGATTCAGTTGGATCGTTCTTCTAGTACTCTTATTGGTGGTGCAAACGGAGCAGGCAAAACAACATTAGGTTTTGCTCTATCATACGCGTTGTTTGGTAAGTTTCCGTCTGGTGCAAATCTACAAGCTGCTATCAATTCTGTTAATGGTAAGAATCTTCTTGTTAAGCTAGACTTTAGTGAACGAGGTAGTGACTATCATGTCGTGCGTGGTGAAAAGCCGAAGAAGTTTGAAATCTATAAAGACGGGAATCTGATAGATCAAAATGCAAATGCTCGTGACTATCAGAAAATTCTTGAGCTTATCATTGGAATGGATTACAAGGTATTCACTCAAGTAGTCTTGCTTAACAAAGAAAAGTATGTACCTTTTATGGAAATGGGTGCAGCTGATCGCCGTAAGATTGTTGAGGATATACTTGATATACGAATATTTTCTGAAATGAATGATGTTTGTAAAAAGCGCATCAAAGAAAATGATCGTGAAATGTCAAACACCGAGCATAAGATTGATATCAAGAATGCTGGTATTGCTGGTCAACAAAAATTGATCAATGAAATTCAAGATTCATTGAATGAGTCTCAGGAAAAATCAAAAGTTGAGATTGAGTCAAATCAAAAGCTTTCTCAGAAATATAAGAACATGAAGTTTAAGCTAATTGATCAAATTAATCAGATTGATATTAGCGGACAAGCTAAAGCGAAAAAGCGTAAGTCTGATTTTGAAAAGCTAGCAGTTCAATTTGAAAGTCAGATCAATATGGCGAAAAAGAATGCTGCGTTCTTTGAAGACAATGATCACTGCCCTACATGCGAGCAGTCGATTTCTGAAGACAAGAAATCTGAAAAGAAAGAAGAGTGTGATCACAAAGTCTCTGAAGTTCAGTCCACTGTATCTGAAATGATGGATGAACTGCAGAAAACAATTGCTGAAGTTGAAGAATACGAAAAGCTAGAAGAAAAGCGTCGTAAGCTACGTATCGAAGTTGATCAACTTGATTTTAAAATTAGAGAAGTAGAGTCAGCAATCAAAAGATTACAGAAAGCTTCTGAGAATGATTCTAGTGCAGATAAATTAGAGACTGCTATATCCTATTATAATGATATTGAAAAGGAGATAGAGGGTCTTAGAAATGATCTAGAAAAGTTAATTAAAAAGGATGAAGACCTAAAGAAGCTTCGTGGTATGTTAAAAGATGACGGAATCAAAGCTGATATCATTAAAGAGTATATGGCTCTGATGAACAAGAAGATTAACGAATATCTTCAAGCAATGAATCTGTATATCAATATGGTCCTTGACGAAAATTTTAAAGAATCGTTTAAAGCAATGCACAAAGAGAAGTTCACTATGTCCAATCTGTCAACTGGTCAGAAGACTCGTGTGAACCTCGCAATATGGCTCGCTCTGCTGGAAATTTCTTCAATTAAAAATAGTGTTGTGTCAAATGTGTTATTTTTAGATGAGATACTTGAAGCATTGGATGCTGAAGGTGTTAAAGATACAACGAATTTGTTTAAGGAAAAGCTCAACGATAAAAATATATTCGTTGTGACTCAGAGATTTGATGAATTTCAAGATTTATTTAGAAATCAGATACAGTTTAAATTAAATCAAGGATTTACGGAGATCGTATAATGAGCAAAAGTGAATTTAGAAAAGCACTTGCTGAATGTGGTACAGGTAACTTACGAATGACAGAAGATAAGCATGGCCATCGATTGTTCTGTTACACTAAGCAGTGCTTCTTTGATCGCAACTCGTGGAATGAGACAACCATATCTCATCGTGGTCGACTATACTTTGAAAATGTAAAAGTTAATCATCCATTCAAGAAAATCTTCAATGTTGATGAGGCTGATTCTACACAGTCTGATATTGTCGAGCGTCGTATGAAAGAAGAGCCGTACGATGTATATGATAAAGCAAACGGGCATCTGTTTATCATGTCCAATTTTGTCGACAGTAAAGGCGAGCAGCATGTTGTTTTTTCAACAAAAGGATCACTACCTAATCCAGAAAATGATTTGTTGAATGATGACATCAAGATTTTTGTTTCTCTATATGGAGAGCAGCTTGACAAGTTAGTTAACATTATGCCAAATTGCACATTGATGTTTGAGGCTATTGTTGCTCATGATAAGCATTCAATGTATGATCTACAAGTAGAACAGTATGGAAAAGAAAACTGTTTTGTTCTATTGGGTGCAGCGGTTAATCTTGGATACGACTATGATCAGCTAGGTGAAAAGTTTGTTAAAAGTGCAGTCGTTCATTCGAAGCATAATAACACTACACTTGAAGATGAGCCATGGGTAGAGTGTGAATGGGATCAAATGTATAACATTGCTCAATTCATTAGATGCCCTATCATTGAAAAGTATGATGAAATGGATGGCACTCCTAAAATGTGGAAAGAACATACTGATCGTGAAGGTTATGTCATTCGATTCTTGACTAACAATGATCGCGTCAAAGTTAAGACTGATGAGTACTGGAAGAATCGTTTTAAGAAAGACTTAACACCAGAGAAGATACTTAACATGTATGTTAAAGGTGGTATCAAATTGATGCAAGAAAAGCTACCTGAAGAAATGGCGAATGATGCAATCGGTGTTATCACTAATAGACATGAAAACTGGTATCTGTCTGATGTTGTTGATCATAAAGAAGTATATGGATTCATAGCTGATAAGCAGGATAACTTTACCTCAGAAGATCGTAAGTGGCTATTTACAAAATCTCTATATACAATTCGTCAGAGACAATATATAATTGCTATCATAGAAGGTAAAGGCATCGATGTTGTTGCTGATAAAACATTAAGAAATGATTTTGTTGAATATGTAAAAGAATCATCTAATATATATGACACAATATCTAAAGAACTAGAGGAAGTCGTTTATAACGCACTTTAAAAGGTAAATGTTATGATGTTCATTATGAGAGCTACAACATGTTCAGGGAAGGACACGTTTATTGCTGAGCACTTTGAAAATCCTAATCATGTATTCTCGTCAGATAACTTTCGAGAAATGTTGTGTGGAACAATGAGTGTTCAACAGTTCAATAAGCAAGTATTTGATACAATGCACGGCATCATCGATTTTCGTTTAGCTAACAAAGTAGACTTCACTATTTACAATGCTACAAACTTGCGATTCAAAGACGCTTCTGCTGTTGTTGAAATGTGCAAAAAGTATCATGTTCCGTATATCTTTATTTCGATTGCTCCTCCTTCGCTTGAAGAGTTGCATCAAAGAAATGAGATTAGACATCTTGAGAAAAAAGTACCGCTTATTCCAGAAGGTGTTATCAACAAGCATTTTGAGCGGTATGAATCTTGTCGTCCACGCTTTATGGAAGAAGCATTTTATAGTGACCTTTGTAAGTTCATTGAGGTCGATCAAAATTATGAGGTGATCTGTGAAATTTAAAGACAGGATGAAATCAATAATGCCAGGTGCTATGCTCATCAATGGCAATGATCGTCCAGTTATTGCTATTGGTGATGTACATGGTTGTGCAAAAGAATTTGAAGAGCTATGTGCATTGATCACATTAAAGTACACAAACCCTTTAATTGTACAGGTTGGTGATCTAATTGATCGTGGACCTTATTTCAAAGAAGTGTTTGATGTCGTAA